GCCAGGTGTCCACGTTTGGACCCGAGTCGGGCGTATGCATGACCACGTCTTCCGGATAGGTGATAGCGCATGGGAAGATGGTAAAAGTTTCTGGAAACTCGTCCTTTTCGAATAACAGATACGAACGGACGTGCTGCCCCTTTCCGTCACTCACCTGCGCCGCTTTTTTGGCAATCTCATCAATCCATTGTTCAAGCATTGTCACCCAGCTCCCTGGTCATGGCCTCTACCGCCTGCGAGTGGAAGGTTTCGATCATTCGCTTTGTGCGTTCAAGACCGTTGTAGAAGATCCCCAGCCCCGGCGTCCCTTTTCGCTGCACAGCCCGGGCAATCAAAAACGCAATCTGTCTTACTCTCTCTGGGCTGGATGCCAGTCCTTTGGATTGCACCCAGGGTTCCAGCTTGGTCGAGTTGGTCATGCGTTTACCAGGCGGCCTGCCGGCATTTAGTACAAAGATATAAACGTTCGGCCGGCGCATGGTCGATTGAACCTTACCGACAATTTGGTACGGGCCGGGCAACACCTGGCTGGCGATGGACCGCCTGGCTTCGCCGGTTGCGCCGATCGGGACCAGCCGGGTCACTGCGCCGTGTGCAGCTGAGACCGATTTCCTCATAGCCGGCTCAAGATGCCTTGACCTGGCGCGCACATAGTTGGCAGCCAGGTTGAGCTTGCGCAGTTTCTCGGGTATGTCGATCTCGAATTCGATCATCGTGATTCCTACAGGTAAGGGATCGAATAATTCGCCCGCACGTCGGCGATCTGGCGCGGGAATTCGTTGATATAAAAAGTCTCACCCAGGTCTGAATTCCCTGCCCGGCCGCCGAAGGCCGTCAAAGCCTTCTGCCGCATCAGCGCCGCGATCTGCAGCGCCAGCCAGTGAACATCCGCCGGCGGCAGGTAGCGCTGAATGGTTTCGTTTGCTTGCGCTGCCGCGGTTGTTCCGTTGACTGCCCGCAGCACGGTGTAAGTGCGGTAAACGCTGATCGGCGCATCGTTGATGTGAGCGGCTTTCGTGGTGGAATTCCACCCGCGCGAACAAACCAGCTGGTTCCCGCCGATCTTCCGAATGTACAGATCTTCAGTTCCGATCTGCAACACCTCGCCTGCGTAAAATTCAGCGCCGTTGTCGACAGTGATCTCTTCACTGGCATTATCAATGGCGCCGTTGAGCAAAGAGACCGCCGCGGTCGGTGCCGGGCTGCGCTCTCCGCCGTTTCCGGCTGTGATCAGCTCCTGCTCGCTGCTGATCAGCAACACCATGCCTGGTGAAAGCAGGCTGCCATTCGCCACTACCAGCGAGGTTGATTCAATCAGCTGATTGATCGTGATTCCCATGTCCTGCCGGTCATCGTACAGTCCCCATTGCCCGTCGATCTCAACCCGGCTTCCCCAGCCAGCGGCCCGGGTCAACCAGGTGTAGGGACCGTTTTCCCAGCAGCGGCTGCTCGGGTAAGGGGAGTAATCCGTCACAGTGATTCCATCCACCCGCACCGCGCTGATCGAAAGCAGCGGCGCGCCAAGATTCGTTTCCATGGAAACACCCTGCAGAATGCGCGTTTCGGTCGCCGGAATGAACCGCCCCAGATTGCGGAGGATGAACTGACTGGCATCGCGTATGCGTTGCATCAGGCGCGGCTCATCGCCGTTCAGCCGGAGATCGGTCACCAGTTCAGTTACCGAGCAGAGAATTTGTGCGTTCGACATTGGCCATCCTTATGGTCGCCCCTCTCCCTGGTGTTTTGTGATCAGGGAGAGGGTTATTTTCGACGGGGTTTTGCTTCTCTGGCGTTATTTGGTCTCGGAATCCTTGGGCGGTTTTTCGCCTTCCGGTTCCTTTTCCTTGCCAGACGCCTTGGGCGGCAGTGTAACGCCCTCTTTTACAACCGTCCAGCCGGCGCGCTTGTGAGCAGCGACGGTGGTAGGGTGCACCACCAGGCGCACCCCGTTCTTTTCCATTTCGACGAAGATGTCAGCCATTACTCACCTTCCTGGCCCATCAGAATAGCGATATGCTCGCTCTTGACATGCGCGGCGCCCCAGGCGATGGCGACTTCATAGGCCACCCGGCGGTACTGCTTGTACACGCGCACTTCGAAAAGGAGACCGCTGACCGGATCGAACACGGTCATGACGTCGTCGGCGGCGTCTCCCTGCGGAGGGGCTGCTGGTAGACGCACAGCCAGGGCGATGGCGTCTTCGGAGAACAGCACATTCGGGGTGTAGCTGTTGCCGATGGTCAACGCGTTCGCGGTCGGGATGATCACCCGCGCGCCCGGCTCGCCCAGCTGGATCGTGCCAGGGGCGGCCACTCCGCTGTTCACGACGTATTTGTTGACCGCGTCAGCCGCGAAAGTTACCACGTCGCCAGGCAGCACGGTGCCAGTGCCGGTGATCAGCGCCACCGCTTCAACATCCACCGCAGTCGAGCCATTGGTCACGTAGCCAGCGCCGGTGCCCTTGGTATGTAGCTGCAGCCCGGCCGATCCATGGAACTTGACGCCTTCGATGTTCCCCAGCGCGCCCGTACGTAACAATTCATCGCTGCCGGCTGCGCCCAGGGCAGTGGCGTGTTTGGAGCGCAGATTCATAATTGCAGCTGAATTGAGCGCCAGGTGACGCAGCGCCGGAGCGCCGTTGTCATCCAGGATTTTCATCACAGCGGCCAGATCGGATAGATCGTTCGCGGTGGCGAATGGAGCAGTGCCAGCGGCACCGACGGCGCGTGAGGCGCCGATTTTCGCGACAACGGCCAGGTCGACTTCGATCTCATTGCACAGCGTCCGCATGGCCTGCGCAAACGCGTTTTTCACAATGATCTGATCGGAAGACCCGGATTTGAGACCTTTGAGTTCCTCGCCGGTCAGGTAAAACGGAATGGCGCGAGATTTTGTGATGGTCAACTCAGGCGCACCAACCACCGTATCCGTGCCGGTTGGACCAGTGGCGGCTGGGGCGATATCCCCGGGAGTGCCAGGGGGAACGACGGGCCAGACAATTTTCTGACCGACGGCAGCGCGTTCGGCTTCGGAGCTGCGGGTGACAGCCGGAATGAATCCGACCATCTCGCGACTTACCACGTCGAGCGCTTCGTAAATGGTCGGGTATAACCCAGTGAGAGTGTTAGGCATGGTTTAGATCCCTTCCTTAGTCGGATTCGGCGGATAACTTGCCGCCGGCGCGCATGAACTTCACCTGGTCGGTGGCATCCAGCGCGTCAAACTCGGAACGCGCCATCTCTTTAGCCGGATCGCCGGTCGAGAGGGAAGGGGTGGTGGCGGGCACGAAGGCCCGAGCGGAGCTGCCGCTTTGGGCGGCCGCGTCTCGCATTGTTTCGTACAGCTGTTTGGCATCCGCAGCCTTGGCCTTCGCCTCGTCCAGCGCCGGGCGCAGGTCTAGAGCTGCCTGGGTGCCCTCATCTGTACCGGCGGTCAAATGAGTGTTCATCTCGTCCAGAAGACGATTCACATTCTCATCTGCTACGCGCACAGCATCTATAGCGGGCTTCAGGTCGATCATTTTGCTCCTTTTCTGAAAACGTTCACATAGTTGCGCAGGCTCTGGACCTCGCGCTCGTCAAACCCCTTGCGGGTTGGTTCGACCACCTCACCCGCATCCGACGGGTCAGGCGTTTTCTCTTCTTCTGCAATCACCGGTTCCGGCTCGCTGGTGAGCAGTTCCGGCGGTACATTCGCGTAATCGAGGAGGCAGTTCAACACTCCTGCATTTTTGACTGGCGTGAAATCCTTGGCGCCAGCGCTGATGACCTCATCCACGAACCCAAGCTCGTGCGCCTGTCTGGCAGTCATCCAGGTGGTGTCCTTCATCATCTGAGCTAGCTTCTCTGGCTCCATTTTGGTCTTGTTGGCATAGGCGTCGACAATCCCGTCCTTGATCTTGGCCAGGAAATCAATTGCTTCCTGAAGATCTGCCTCATTTCCCCAAGTTAACACCGAGGGGTCGTGGATCATAAAGTAACTGCTGTCCTGCATCTTGACCACGTCACCGGCCATTGCCACCAGGGTGGCTGCAGATGCGCACAGACCGTCGATGCGGGCTGTTACTTTTCCAGGGTAATCCATCAACATCGCGCGGATCGTGCTGGCCGCGTAAATTTCCCCACCGCCGGAATTGATTCGCACGGTCACCGGACCGCCTTTGCCGATATTGATTAAATCGGACTTGAATTTGGCCGGGGTGATGTCATCATCCCACCAGGAATATTCAGAAATGTAGCCGTAGAACTCGATCTCTGGCTCGCCTGATTCCGATTCGGCCGCATCGATCAACCGCCAAAACGCTTCATGCGGCTGGGCGGTACCTTCAAATACGCGCATTGGTTTCCGCTTGGTCATGCTCCCTCCATCGTTTTGACTTCCTGGATGGATTTAAGCCCGGTCTGCAGGCTGCCATCTTCCAGGATCATCCCCATATTCGCTGGCATGTAGCGCTTGTCGCCACCTGGATAAGGGCTGATATCCTCAATGGACCGCGCCTCGTTTGGGCTCATTTGGCCCGAGAGGATTTTTTCCTTCAGGTAGGCTGCCCGCGTTTTAGCGTCTGTCTGGAGCAGGCTTTCCCGGTTGTACTTGAGGTAGGTGTACGATTGCTCTTCCCGCCGCAGCCAGCACAACCGCCCGGCCTGTTCCTGCTGCACCAGGTAGGGATTCAACGTGGTCTGGAGGTAATCCAGCTTCTGTTGCTCGTTGGATTCATAACTCTGCTTCCCCATATTGAGCTTATACAGCGGCATCCCGAAGAAATTCGCGATCTCGGCGTCCGTCGCTTCGATGCTCTCCAGAAATTGTGCATCTGACGGCTTCATAGAAACTGTCTCAAACTTGGTGATCTTGGGGTCAAATACCGCCACGCCGCCGGCATTGTCGCTGCCACTAATTGAATTGGTGTACGCCTGGCGGATTTTGTCCCGCGCTTCCTCATTAGCTTCCTTGGAGATCCACAGAATAGCTGCTGGGTTCAATCCTTTGCCGTTTAACCGATTCTGGGTCTCGTGAGCTCCCAACTGCCGCCCCATTGTTTCAGCTGCATAGGTGATCACGCTGCGGCCGGTGATTCCATCGGTCGAGTTGATCATCAGGTGACAGATTTCGACGCCCGGCAGGGTCAAATCAGCACCGCTTGGGGTGCGAGTCTTGAACCACAGACTGCCCTCCTGATCGAATACCGGGTAGGTGACATTTGACGGCAGGATGAACAGCTCGCGATATGCATCCGGAGGCTGCCAGATGTAGGTGTTTCCCCAATTGATCAGCCACTGGATGATGGTTTTTTTCCACACAAAAGGCGTCATCCAACGGTTCGGTTGGATTTCCAGCAGGTATGAGAGGTTGCGGGTGATTGCGTCCGGCTTTACCTGTTCGATGACGCCCCCGAAGCGCTGGAACACCTGCAGCGGCATACTGGCGATATCATCGCTCAGGATGTTCGCGCAGCGGTACGCCGTTGCTAAGCTTTTTGCCGTTTCCACGGAAACGCGCTTACCCGAGACCGTCGGCTTGCCGAAGTAACCGTAACCATAGTCCATGGAGGTTTCCGGGATGACCGCGGGAGGTGCAGGAGGCGGAGGGCTCTGAAATGCATTGATAAGATTATGGATGATCATTTAACGTCCTTCCAACCCGGCCGCGATTCCAGCCAAAATTATCAAGATTCCGCCGGTTATCCAGGCAGCAGGCACTGAGAGCAGGCCAACGCCATAAACCAGGATGCCGCATCCAATTAAGATCATGAGGTCACTGAACCATCCGCGGTTTTTCATCACATGCCCCATTCATCGTCTAAAATATCGCCTGATATATCCCCGTCGCTGGCGTCCTTCAGCTCCTGGACCCGCACCATCGCATTGATTCCCGCAGCCAGCAGGTCAATACGCTTGGTGTCTGAAACGTTCTTTT